ATGCTCGAATGGCGTCTGCAGGGCCATACTTTCCCGCGCATCGCGAGAGAATTGACGGAGGCGGGATACGCCCCGCTTTCGCTCGCGCGGATCAGCAGTATCGTAAAAAGCGAAATCAGGCGCGCCGCTGACCCTGGCGGCCAGCGGCGCGACCTGGAGCTGATGCGGCTCGACCAATTGCAGGCCGCGCTCTATCCCAAGGCCATGCAGGGCGACGGTCCGGCGACCGACCGCGTGCTGGCGATCATGGATCGCAGGGCCAAGCTGCTCGGGCTCTATTCTCCGCGCCAGGAGGACGAGACGCCCGAACCAGCCAACGCCAGGCAAAGGCTGATCGAGAAGCTCGAAGCGATGGCGGCGAGAATGAAAGGCGCGGACACATAATCCGCCCACCCACTGTCGACAGAGACCGCGCCAATTCCAATGCTTCACGCCACCTCCCTCGCGCGCATGAGCCCGCACGATCGCGAAGCCGCCATCGCCGCGCTGAACGAGGACGAGGCCGCGCTGCTCCCCTATCTTTGGGAATTCTGGGCGCGACCCGAGCAGCTCGTTCCGGCCGGCGAATGGGTCTATTGGATGCCGCTTGGCGGGCGCGGTTTCGGCAAGACGCGCACGGGCGCGGAAGCCGTGCGCAAATGGGTGCGGACGAACGAACACGTCAACATCGTCGGCGCGACGATGGACGACGTTCGCGACGCGATGGTCGAGGGCGAGTCCGGCCTGCTCGCGGTCTGTCCGCCGCATGAGCGGCCAAGATACATCGCCGCGCGCAATTGTCTCGAATGGCCCAATGGCGCGCGCACATTGCTGCTCTCCGCCGAAACGCCGGAGCGCCTTCGCGGCAAGCAGCACATGAAACTCTGGTGCGACGAACTCGCCGCCTGGCGCTATCCTGAAGCTTTCGATCAGGCGGTTTTCGGTCTGCGCCTTGGCGAGAGGCCGCAGGCGATCGTCACCACGACGCCGCGCCCGACGAAGATCATCCGCGAATTGCTCGCCAATCCGCTGACGCTGGCGACCCGCGGCTCCACTTACGACAACATCGCCAATCTCGCGCCGGACTTCATCGGGAAAATCATCCGCAAATATGAAGGCACGCGGCTCGGGCGCCAGGAGCTCGACGCGGAGCTGCTGCTCGATACGCCCGGCGCGCTATGGACGCGCGAGATGATCGAGGCCGCCTGTCTCAAGCAGGAAGAAGCGCCGAAACTGACCCGCGTCGTGGTTGCGATCGATCCGCCCGCAAGCTCCGGCGACAACGCCGACGAATGCGGGATCATCGTCGCGGGACTGAGCGAAGAAGGCGAACCCTGCATCATCGCCGATCTGACCAGCCAGGGCGAGACGCCGCTCGGCTGGGCGACGCGCGCCGTCGGCGCCGCGCGCAAGTATGAGGCAGACGCCATCGTCGCCGAAGTCAACAATGGCGGCGAGATGGTGGAGGCGGTGATCCGCCAGATCGACCCCAACATTCGCGTGAAATCCGTGCGCGCGAGCAAGGGCAAGTTCACGCGCGCCGAACCGGTCGCGGCCTTGTACGAGCAACGTCGCGCAAGACACATCGGCGTGTTCGCCAGACTGGAGGACCAGATGTGTCTGATGACGCCGGACTACGACCGCCGCGCGGCGGGCGTCTCGCCCGATCGCGTCGACGCGCTGGTGTGGGCGGTGACGGAGCTGTGTCTGTCGAGGGGCGATGGAACGTCGATCATCGACTTTTATCGCAGGCAGGCGCGGGAGAGCCAGAAATAGGAAAAGCCGGAGGCGCCTTCGTCCAATCGCGGGAGAGATCGCCGCGGATGAGCATTCGTGAAAACGCCGCAAAATATTCTGTGTTCGTTGTTGCCGTATGTGGGCGCCAAATTTAGGCTGCAGGCGTCGTGGGCTGCTTTCAGGGGGAGAGGCGGATGCCAGGCGGCAATGCGCTCCAAGGGCGATTTGAAAAACGCGTCCGGCTTCGACCAATTTCCTATGCCGCCGAAATCAGCGACGACGGCCTCGCCCTCGGAGCGGGAACGATCCTCGCCCGCATGACGCGCGATTCCGCCGCCGCGCCTGTTCTTGCGCTCGAAGCGGACGGGACGATGATCGAAGCCAAGGGGATTGGCTATGCCGAGATGTTGCAAGACCCGTATTTGGGCGGCGATGTCATTCCCGGCCGATGGTTGAAACAAGCGCGAAGCCAGGTTGACGCGGCCGGGTCGCGTGACGTGGAATGGTTCTTCGCCGAGCCCGAGGCGGCGCGGAAAGCAAAAGAACTGTTTGGGGCCAGGGAAAAACTTCAGACGATCAAAATCTTCGTCATACCCGCCGAGGCGCCGTAATGAGTGATCCGAAATGGGAAGAGGTCAAGACGACCGACAGCAAAGAGTATTACATAATAGCCAGCTGGGAAGGGCGCGCCGAGACGCCGGACGAACTCGCCCCGCGCTTCCTGCGGATGATGGACGCTTTCGCGCAAATCGATCCCGTTTTCGCCCGCTGGACTTGCGGCGCGAAGCGACGAAAGAACTTTGAAATGGTCCGCGACCGCTACGCCTCCGAGATCGCCGCGGGAATAGAATTGGACGATTGGGGCGAGCCCACTCCCGTGTGCGGCTACTGGTTCGGCGCGATCACGCGCGACACGCCGAGGAACCGCTCTTTCGCCGTGCTGTGCAATGCCGGCGCGACCTTGAAGTCGGCTTTCCCCAACCATTTATCCTTCTCGACTTCCTTTTTGGCCGATCCTCAACCGGATGCGGATGTCATCAGCTATCGGGTCTTTCGTCCCGCGCTGCTGGCCATTGTGGACGCATGGGACCCCGTCCGCACGGGCGCCTATTCTCAGCAACTGATCCAGCTCAACGAAAGCGCCTCCTGTTTCCCCGCAGCCTGGATTCAATATCTCTGCCCCTGGCTCGCCGAGAAAATCACGCCGCCTCCGACGGTGCTGTCCGAGCGCTTGCCCAACGGCGGACTGTTGATGACCGCGACCACGGAAACCTTCGACGTGGACAACCCCGCGCACCTCAAAGCCGCGCAAGACATGGCCGCCGCCATGGCGCCGTTGGACGCGCTGCCCTGGCCTTCGCGAAGTTAGGCCGCAAATCGCACTTGATTAAAGAGCCGAGGCGCGGAGAAACGCGATGAAAGATTTTTATCGCAGCCAGGCACGCAAACAGAGCTGAAAATCCGCCGCGCTAACGATGCCGGCACGAGCGCGAATCCCTCCCCCATAGCCCGTCAAGAATGACGGACTATGGCGCGACGGGTGGGGGGCGCGCCAGCGCAAACCGCCCTTTTGTCACCCCCACTCTTAATCCCTCCCCGCAAGGGGAAGGGACACGGATCACGATCCGCATCGCAGGACGCCGCAACGGCGCCCGCACCCACCATTCCCCACCCAATGAGGCCCCACATGCCGCTGCATCAACTCATGCCGCCAGCAACCGGCGCGATGACCAAGGTCAATGGACGACTCTACGCCGCCAACCCCGGCAGCATTGTCGTGGCGCCTGATTTCGACGGCGACGCGCTGGAGGCTGTCGGCTGGATCAAGGTCGCCGTCGGCGGCGCGGGAACCACCGCGCAGCGTCCCGTCAATCCGCCGCATGGAACCATGTTCCACGACCAGACTCTGGGCAAGAACATCATTCACGACGGCAGGAACTGGCGCGATCCCGCGACCGGCGCTCTGGTTTGAGGTTCTAGATGGCGACGCGCGACACGCAATACGGGCGGCCCTCGTGGTCGCTTTCGCCGCAGAGTCTGTCCATCGCCTATGGCCAGGCGCAATTCATGTCCTCGACGGGCGAGGCCAACGCCTCCGGCTGGTTCGGCCCGCTGGCGCCGCTGGGTCCAATCGCGCCGCCGCAGGTCGCGGGACGCCAGTTCGATTTTCCATCGGGCTATAATATCGCCGTCGGCGCGCGCGCCTTCGAGCCGATCGGATTTCACGATCTGCGCGCGCTCGCCGAGACCTATGACCTCCTGCGTCTCGTCATCGAGACGCGCAAGGATCAGGTCGAGCGCATCTCCTGGTCGCTGCGGGCGAGGCCCGGCGCGAGCGGCCCGGGCTCCGCGCGCATCAGCGCGCTCACCGCCTTCTTCGAACGGCCCGACGGCGAACATTGCTTCTCCGCCTGGCTGCGCATGTTGCTCGAAGACCTCTTCGTCATCGACGCGCCGACGCTGTGGCGTCAGCGCGCGCGCAATGGGACTCTCGTCGCACTGCATCCGCTCGACGGCGCGACGATCAAGCGCGTGATCGACGATTGGGGCCGCACGCCGCAACCCTTTTACGACAATGGCGCGCTGGTGCATCCCGTCGCCTATCAGCAGATTCTGAAGGGCTACCCGGCCGTCGATTACGCCGCGCGCGACATTCTCTACGCGCCGCGCAATCCGCGCACCGGCCGCGTCTATGGCCTCTCGCCGGTCGAGCAGATCGTGATGACGGCGAGCATCGCGCTGAAGCGCCAGACCTTCACGCTGTCGCATTTCACCGAGGGCAATATTCCCGAGAGCCTGATCGGCGTGCCGGAAGCCTGGACGCCTGACCAGATCAAGAATTTCCAGGACTATTGGGACGCCTATTTCACCGGCGATCTCGCCGCGCGCCGGCGGGCGAAATTCGTGCCCGGAGGCGTAGCGAAGACCTTCATTCAGACAAAGGAGCCGGAGCTCAAGAACGCCTTCGACGAATGGCTGGCGCGCATCGTCTGCTACGCCTTTTCGGTGTCGCCGCAGGCCTTCGTCGCGCATATCAATCGCGCCACCGGCGAAACGCAAAAGGAGATGGCCGAGGAAGAAGGCCTCTGGCCGGTGCTCAAATGGATCAAGCGGCTGATCGACCGCGTTCTGATCGAGGACTTTGGCGAAAGCGAGCTTGAATTCGTCTGGGGCGACGACGCGCAGATCGACGCCGAGCAGCAGGCGCGGGTGCTGACGAGTTACGTCAACGCCGGCATTCTGACGCGCAATGAAGCGCGCGCGAGGCTTGGCGAAAGGCCGGCGCCGGACGCGGGCGCCGATGCGCTGATGGTGACGGGAAGCGGCGCGGCCGCGCTCGGCGCGCCGCATGACCCGCGCGAGTTGGAGAAGGCCTACAACCCAGATCAGCCGCGCGACTGGCATGGGCGGTTTGGCGAGGGCGGGGGCAACGCGAAGCCGAAGGCAAAGACGCAAGTCGCGCACGACACAACAAGAACGAACGACGCCGCGTCCGACGCGGGCGGCGCGATCACGGACGCAGCGAGAGCAGCCGCTACGCTCGCCGCTCCGGGACTTGTTGGCGCCGAGGCGGCCCGGCGCGCGGTTCAATGGTTAAGCGCGGAGCCGAAGGAGCCGGCGTCTTCGGTTAACGCGGCGGATGTGAAACGCTCCCGCGCCACATCCGCCGCGCCCGCGCCTCCGCCAGAGGACGAGCCCGGAAATAGAAAAGAAACGAAGGACATGAAAACCATTCGCCCTTCCGCGGAGGATATTCAGCGACTCATTGTTGAACACAGCGATCCAAAAGGCTTGCCTCTAACAACCAATGCAGCGAATGCAATCCTTGATGAAACTCAACCGCAGGGCACAAAAGCCACAATTGTCGGCAAGAACGTCGCCGGTCCCGATATTATTTATGAGGACGCAAACGGCGCCCCTGTGACGAGCGTCGAGGTGAAGACAGCGAAGAACCTGGACGCGGCGGAGGCGGCGACGAAAAGAGCTTTGGACAAGAATAGCGCGCTCGACGTCGTTGCTCTGCAAGCTCCCAAAGACATGGATATTCTCCGCTTCACGGGAAAAATAAGGAATTTGAGTCAAAGCAAGAAAGCCGGAAGATCGATACTGGTTGTTGACCAGGATGGCAAACTTCTGCTCCCTCTGCAACCGTTTCCATGAGGTAAAGTCACCATGCGCACATTAAACATGTTCGGTCGCGATACGTTTGAGATCGTCACGATCGACGACGACGGTCGCCGGGTTCCACCGCTCGAAACATGCGGCGGCCCGAAAATATGGTCGTCCGATCTCGGTGCGTCTTCCCACAAGCTTCTCTATCTTTATCCGGAACATTTGAAGCTGCTGTACGATCGTTTCAAAGCAGCGAATCCAAAGGGAGTCGTCATCGGACCCGAGAACTCCTTCGACGAATATGCTCCGCCAGGACGGACCGAAGCGGAATTGAACAAGCTGGAGGAAGAAAGGAAAATATTCGTCGATCTGTTTTTGACTGATGAAGAACAGGGCTATCCGCATGCGAGAAAATATCTGCCGGAATTGTTCGAACCGGGCATGATCGACAAAATGGCCGCCGATCCTTGGCTAAACGTGCGTTTGCTTGGGCAGGCCGTCAAAGAGGACGCCGTACCTGCGGGGCCGGGCGAGTCAAATCGCTGGTCTCCCGAATGGCGCGCCTATTGCGATAATGTAGTCGCCTCGGGCGAGTATAAATAACGTTCCGGTTGCGACCAACAGCAGCACATATCCCGCTATGTCAACGCCGGCATTCTGACGCGCAATGAAGCGCGCGCGAGGCTTGGCGAAACGCCGGCGCCGGACGCGGGCGCCGATGCGCTGATGGTGACGGGAAGCGGCGCGGCCGCGCTCGCCGCGGCGCGCGACGCGCGCGAACTGGAGAAGGACTTCAACCCCGAGCAGCCGCGCGACTGGCATGGACGGTTTGGCGCGGGCGGGGGTGCGCCCAAACTGCGGGAAAGGCGCGGCGTGCAGGTCGCGCATCATGCGACAAGAACGAACGACGCCGGGCCCCTTGCCGGCGGCGACGCGATCGCAGTCGCAGCGAGAGCTGCGGTTTCGCTCGCTTCTCCCGGACTTGCCGGCGCCGAGGCGGCCCGGCGCGCGGTCCAATGGCTGAACTCGGAGCGGAAGGAAGACAAGGCGCCGCCTGCTGCGCCATCAAATCCGCAGGCGCCAACCGCTGCGGCCGGCGCGCCGAACCCGGAAGACCCGGAAAGGACAAAGGATGAGCCTTCCGAACCCAGGAAACGCTTGACGGTCCCGGATCGCGAGCCGTCGGTTAATAATCCGGAAGATTATAAATTGGGGTGGGATCCAGCGAAGAATAAATTCGTGGCTGCAGAAGTGAAAACTGCTTGGCGGCTACAGGAGATATTGCAGCAGCCGTTGCAGCGAAGCACTATCGGAGGTGATTTCGTCGCACCCGACGGCAAGGTATATGACGCCATGGGCCCCGTTCCAGACGAGCGCTTCAATATGAACAAATTTGCCAACTCAATTAAGACCCATCTACGAAAATCAGAGATAACTACAGTCATTGATCTGACAGGCATGAAGTCCGATAATGTAAAGATGGTTGACGACTATATATCCACCCTTCCTTCTGAGCGTCGGGCAATGATAATAAAGATTGGATTTTGACCATGGCGTCCATAAACATTAGCGAAGACGAAGGCTGGGTTGGCGCCGCATGGGTGCTTAGAAGCATCGCTAACGGCCTCCAGCAATACGGCACTTTTCCAAGTCTCGATCAAGATTTCGCGGCGGTGGAAGGAGGAGTACAATATCTCGACCTCAGCGAACTAAACGAGAGCGAACGCGCGGAACTGCGACGGGTTGCGCCGCTGATCTTGAGCGAGGTCAAAAAGGCTGGACCGAGTATGCTAACCGACCCAAAATTTTATCCCGGATTCGTAACGGCGCTCGAAGAGTTCGAACAATTAGTGACCGCCGCAGCTTCGAAATAGCACGGCGCGTGGCGTTTTGTGGCGTCGCGCGCAGTCTCTCTGAACGAGCCGGAGCTCAAGAATCTCTGCGACGAATGGTTGGCGCGCATCGTCTGCTACGCCTTCTCCGTGTCGCCGCAGGCCTTCGTCGCGCATATCAATCGCGCCACCGGCGAGACGCAGAAGGAGATGGCCGAGGAAGAAGGCCTGTGGCCGGTGCTGATGTGGATGAGAACTTTTCATCCGACTCGGTGCTGAAGCAGGCTCGAAGCCAGATCGACGCGGCGAAGGGAACGAACATTGTGTGGAAGATCGCCTCGCCGGAGAAGGCCGCGAATGTTAGCGAGATTCTTGAGGACGACGGAATCGTGGGCATCGCCATCGAGGTTCTTCTTCCCTAGGAGCAAGCTATGAGTTTTTCATTCCCAGATAGGTTGGTGATTCAAGCCTCCGGTTTCGGCCCCGCGATGACGGCGCGGCAGTCGATCCTGAACGCGAAGAAGATTATGCTCGACCTCGAGGCGATTTCGCCCTGGCGGCGT